CGTGGGTAGATAATTATTTAGATTCTACTAATGTTAAGAGTGCCCCTCAAGAGATTGAGAGTGTTAATTATATTGCGGCTATTGATTCTAGTAAAGATGTGGACTTTACATTAGATGACCTATGAATATTAAAAAATTTATACCAACAGTTAAAGAGATAGCTAAGCTTAGTAAAGATCGTGGTACTCAAGTTGCAGCTGTTATATTTGGTCCAGCCGGTGAGATAAGAAGTACTGGTTACAATGGCTTTCCAAGAGGTGTTAATGATCTTGTAAAAGAGAGATATGAACGCCCATTAAAATATAAATGGACAGCGCATGCCGAAGAGAATGCAATTGCAAATGCTGCTAGAATGGGTACGTCTTTAGATGGGTGTACTATTATTACGACTGGCTTATTCCCATGCACTACATGTTCAAGAATGCTAGTTCAATCCGGTATCAGAAAAGTAATAGCTCCACCAAGTCCTGATGGTAAATGGGCTGATGAAGAAGTTATATCAATGAAGATACTCGAAGAAGGAGGAGTTGAAATTGAACGAATCAACATGGACTTATGAAGGTAAGCCTTTTACAAGTGACGACATTGGTGATTATTACGGCTTCATTTATCGAATTACTAATTTGGACACTGGATGTGATTATGTAGGAAAGAAGTTCTTCAAATTCAAGAAGACTCGTCCACCACTCAAAGGTAAAAAGAATAAACGTAGATCTATGGTAGAGTCTGATTGGAAGACTTATTATGGCTCATCCAAGCGTTTATGTGAAGACATAGAAAAGATAGGAAAAGATCGATTCAAAAGAGAGATCATATGTCTATGTGAGACTCGAGGTAATACAAACTATATGGAAGCTAAGATACAGTTTGATGAAGATGTATTATTAAGAGATGACAACTACAACGGACTCATCGCAGTCAAGATCGGAATAGGATCAGTAAAAAACTTGCAAAAATAAGCCACTATTCATTGTACATTCCTTTAAAACTATGATATAATATAATTATAGAATAAAGAAATAGGTACTGAAAAGAATTTATTTTCGAAAATAAGCCACTTTTCATTGTACTTTATCTTCATTTTATGATATAATATAATTATAAAATAAAAAAAGGAGTTACACATGAAGAAGATTAAAGAGTTTAACAAAGCAACATTAAACGAGTTTAGAACAGAACTGGACGCTTTACTAGAAAAGTTTGAGAAAAAGTCTGGTGTTGAGCTAAAATCTAAAGCTATTAGATATGGTTCAAACACCATCACCGTTAAAGTTGAAGGCAAGATTGTTGGTACTAAATCAAAATATGCTCAAGCTTTAGAGATGTTAACAAACTTTGAAGAAAATGATGTTATTCGCATCAATCAATTAGGTGAAGTTAAGATTATTGGCTACAACACCAGAGGTCGTAAATACCCTTTCATTGTACAAGCTAAAGACGGCAAACAATATAAGTTATCTCAATTTCAAGTAGATGCTAGACTAAATATTGCTTAAATAAACGAGCGGAGATATTTACTTTCTCCGCTTTTTATGATATAATAATACATATAACAACAAGGAGCAGTATGAGTACATTCAAACCTAAAACTGAAGAGAGTGCAATTCTTCGCAAACAAATAGACGAGTTCTTAGCGAACGGTGGCACAATCACAAAAATTAAAACAAAACCTGATCCGACTTTTCAAGGTCAAGAAAATGGATTTGTTGGAAAAGCTTATACTCATTCATTGCATCATACTAAAAAAGAAAAAACAGAGGATGACGTATGAATGCAGTTTATAAAAACAAGAATGATCACTTAAGATCAAAGAACAGGTATTACATAGCTGGTTGGTGCGATGGTGAACATAGTGCTGATATTATTATGAGGGAAAACTCATCTGAATACCAAGACTACCTAGCTGGCTATGCTGATGCTAAAGATAATAATGAATATTTAATGAATACTTTTGGAGAAATAACATGAATTTACAAGAATTAAAAGAAAGATTACAAAACGGCGTGGTTGATATCACATTTACTAAAAAAGACGGAACTGAACGACAAGGCTTCTTTACAACAAAAGCTTCATTGGTTGCAGAGACATCAGGTACTGGTTCTAATAAACGTGGACCAGATTTACTAGTAGTTACTGAGATTTTAGCTGAGGATGAGCCACAGTGGAGATCATTTCACTTCGATCAAATTAAAACTGTAGGAGTATAATATGAGTAAGACAATGATACCTGGTGTTGCACGTCGAAGAGATGCTAACGGTAATGTAATTGGTAAGAAATCTACAAGTCATGGCTCATATAGATGTCAACGACATCCTCTTTCAAAGAGATGTAATAATGGCTCTATGAAATAGGTTTACAATTAATATTAAATGTGATATAATATACTTATGAGAAAAAATGATATTAAAGTTCTATCCGAACGTGATCATGTAAGACAAAAACCAGGAATGTATGTGGGAGATATTACGTTATCTCCTCATAATAGATGGGGTGTCTTCGATGATACGATCAAAAAAGATAATGTTAAGATCGTTCCTGCGTTTCTTAAGTTATTCGATGAAATTATCTCAAACTCTATTGATGAGTATTTGAGAACTGACGGTAAGCACGCAAATCTTATCAAAGTTAAAGTTGACAAAGGTAAGATTACTATTGAAGATAATGGTAGAGGTATTTCAGCCGATTATGATGATGAGCATGGTAAGACAAAAGCAGAACTTGCTTTCACTAACTTACGAGCTGGAGCTAACTTCGGTGAAGACTCATTTGTAAGTATTGGTACTCACGGACTTGGAGCTTCATTAGTTAATATCATGTCGAACAAATTCACAGTTATTACCGACAACGGAGTTGATCGTACCAACATTAAATGTAAGGACGGTATGCTTCATTGTGATGCTTCAGTAAGTAAATCTAATAGCCACACAGGAACTCGAGTAACCTACGAACCTGATTATCCTCTATTTAAAATGTCTGAATTAGATGATACACATCTAATGATGATTGAAAAACGAGTAATGGATCTTGCTGTATGTTACCCAACTATTCAATTCAAATTTAACGGTAAGCTAGTTAATAGTAGAGCATTTAAGAATTATCTATCGATGATCGATCCAGTGTTTGAGTTTATTGAAACTGATGATTATAAAATTGCATTACTACCTTCTGATGCCGGTGATCAAATCTCATTTCTGAATGGTATTGAAACTTTCAGAGGCGGTTCACATATCGAACACGTTACAATGTTAATTGTTAATCAGTTGAGAGATAAGATCAATAAGAAGTATAAGATCACTGTTAAGCCTTATGATATCAAGTCAAAGTTTAATGTTGTATTAATTACTAATAAGATCCCTAACTTAAAATGGGAATCTCAAACGAAAGAGAGAATGACGTTAGAGGTTGCAAAGTTTAAGAACTTATTCACAGATTTAGAGACTAATGAGAAGTGGATTAATAAGATCATGCGTAATGAAGATCTGATCATGCCTATCATTGAAGCACAATTACTTAAGAAGCAATTAGCTGAAGCTAGAGAACTTAGAAAGAAAACAAAAGATGCACATCGCAAGAAGGTTGTATCACATGTTCAAGCTAAAGGTTTAGGTAATATTCTATTCCTTACTGAGGGTCAATCAGCTATTGGTAACTTAATTAAAGTTAGAGATCCTAAAGTTCATGGTGGTTATCCTCTTAAAGGTAAAGTTAAGAACACATATGATATGAAGTTGACTGATATCATCAAGAACAAAGAGCTATCCGATGTGATGAACATCCTAGGTTTGAGTCTAGACGAACCAGTAACTAAAATGAACTATGACCACGTTGGTATTCTAACCGACCAAGATGAAGACGGACATCATATTAAAATGTTATTGATCGGCTTCTTTGCCCATTGGCCAGAACTGTTCAAGAATAGAATGATTAGAATTTATAATTCACCTCTTATGATCGCTAAGAAGGGCAAACAAGTTAAGTACTTATATAATCTAACAGAGATTAAGAATACTGATTTGACTGGTTGGTCTACAAAGTATGCTAAGGGACTTGGTTCTCTATCAGCATCAGAATATAGAGATATTATTAATACTTCAGACTTTGATGTTATGTCAATGGATGATGTTGCAGACGAAAAAGCATTGCATCTAGCCTTAGGATCAGATGCTCAACTACGAAAGGACTGGCTATTAGCATAATGTATAAATTAATTAGAAACAAATACGAAGACATCATCGATAAAGATGATTTAACCATTGTAGATCCATTAGATTCACCTGAAGTTTATCGTGGATTTGTTATGGATAAACTTAATGAAGAGCTTAATGAATTAGCAGAGACTGACTATACTGATATTGATGAATATGCAGATGTATATGAAGTATTTTTAACGTTGATGAAAATTCATGGAATAACAGAAGCTGAAGTTAGAGAGGCAAGAATAAACAAAGTAAAAGATAAAGGCTCATTCTCTAAAGGACTTATTTTAAAATATTAGTGAAAATAAGCCACTTTTCATTGTACTTTTGCTTCAAACTATGATATAATATACATATAAAATAAAAAAAGGAGTTAAAGATGGTAGAAACAAGAGGTATGTCAAGAAGAGAGAAGTTACAGTATGAAGCTAAGCAACGACGTTTAAATGGCGAATCAAAGCTTAATGTATCTATTGCTGCTGCCACAGCAGTCAACGACGATAAAAAGATTGATAAATTATTATCAGGTATCGTTGAGATAGGCGAGGATAATACTGAAGCTAGTACTCTTATTGCATATGCACCAGAATTTATGTATGGTACTGATGAGGAGAATGCTTCTGATTGGGCTAACGCAGGAATTAATATAGAAAATAATAATATGGATTGGTAATGAAAACAATTGAGCAATTAGTTAATAATGAATTTAAATCATATTCTGAATACGTTCTATACAATAGAGCGATTCCTAGTATGATGGACGGATTAAAGTCCGGTCAACGAAAGATAATTTTCACAGCTAATAAAGTAGCAAAGCATAAGTTATCAAAGACTGCATCCCTAGCTGGTGCTGTCATCTCACATGCAAACTTCCATCATGGTCCAGCTTCATTAGAAGATGCTATCAACGGATTAGTTGCAACTCATAATAATAACATATCATTGCTTGAAGGTGAAGGTTCATTCGGATCTCGTTTAGTTCCACAAGCTGCAGCAGCTAGATATACATTTACTGGTATGTCACCGAATTTTGATAAATGGTTTACTGATATTGATGTTGCACCAAGCCAACTAGATCCCGAAGATCCTGAACCACTATATTATTTGCCTCTTATCCCATGGGTATTAGTCAATGGTGTTCAGGGTATTTCAGTAGGTTTTGCTACTAAAATTCTACCTTATAATCCTAAAGACTTATTGAAGTTAGTTAAAGACAAATTAGCTGGAAAAGATATTAGTAAGCGCAAATTACTCCCACATTTTCCTGATTTCAAAGGTACGGTTACGAGAATTGGGTCAGAGATCACAGTAACTGGTAAGTATGAGGTTATAAGTAGTACTAAAGTTCGTATTACTGAGGTACCACCAGTATTCACACGTGAAAAGTATATTGAACACCTAGAGAAGCTTTCTAGCAGAGGAAAAATCACCTCTTATGAAGATCAATGTGACGAGCACGGATTCCAATTTGAAGTACGAATGAGAAAAGATCCTAATGTTATTCCGACATTTGCTCTTAAGAAAGTTGTTCATGAGAATATTACGGTGATTGGTGCTGACGGTAAGCTGAAGATCTATGATAATCCTATTAATCTTATCGAAGACTTTGTTGAGACTAGATTGAGATTTGTTGAAGATAGATTGAAGTTCAATATTGACCGAGACGAATCAGCATTAGATATCGTTAATGAGAAAATCAGATTTATTACTGAAGTCATTGATGGGAAAATCGTGTTTAAAGGAAAAAATAAGACCGAGATGGTTAACATTTTAGACAAAATGTGTTATAATAATATAGATGCTTTATTAAAATTGAATATGTATTCTCTAACAGCTGATAATATAGAGATACTAAATAATAGGAAAGATGAATTGACTGCTGCCCTGAAACATTGGAATTCAACCACGACTAGTACTGAATATGCAGAAGATCTAAATAAATTATGAATAAAATGATGTTAGTAGACTTTAATGGTATTGCAATCGGTACACTGATGTCAGTAACAAGAAGTCAAAAAGACGTAAATGAAGATCTTGTTAGACATATGATCTTAAATTCAGTTATTGGTTATAAGAAAAAATTTAAAGCTGATGAAGTTGTTATATGCGCTGATGCTAGATCTTGGAGAAAATCAGAATTTGCTCATTACAAAGCAGGTCGACAAAAGGGAAGAGAGAAGTCACCTTATGATTGGAAAGAAGTATATAAGATGTTTAATACTGTTCTAGATGAGATTAATGAGAACCTTCCTTGGAAAGTTATTCATGTTGATGGTGCTGAAGCTGATGATATCATCGGCGTATTAACCATGAAGTATGCTCAACATCAACCAGTGTTTATTCTAAGTGCTGATAAAGATTTCATTCAGTTACATTCCTATGGCGATGTAAAGCAATGGTCTCCCAACACGAAGAAATTCATCAAACACGCTGATCCAGTTGCATATCTTAAAGAACATATTATGAGAGGAGATGCTGGTGATGGTATTCCAAATATTTTAAGTAAAGACGATGTGTTCGTTACAGGTACTAGACAGACTCCTATGAGAAAAGTCTATATTGAAGCTTGGATGGAGCAAAAACCTGAAGACTTCCTATCGACTGCCGAAATGGCGGAGAGATGGCAGCTAAATAAGAATATGATTGATCTTACATGTACGCCATCGGGTATTAAACAAGAGATTAGTGATAAATTTACTGAATACTCTGGTGAGACAGGGCGAAGTAAGATTTTCAATTACTTCTCTAAGAAAAGACTTAAGAATTTATTAGCAGACGTAGGGGCGGTATAATGAAAGAACTAGCAAAGAAAATTAAGAAAATAACGGATATCACTCGATTAGAAGTATCTATCGACTATATTTCCCATAGAGGAAGAGAGTGGTTTACTGGGAAGTACGACGATCAAGACAACATGGATTATATTCTTATGCAGTATAATCTGAAACAGAATGGCTTTAATATGCTAGAATCTGATTGTGCTGATATTGATTTAGACGGGGATAAATTGAAGTTTATCGAAGTTAATGAGGGATTTAATGTTTTCAATATTATCGATGTAGAAACTGAAGATATGTACAAAGAATGTATTGAAGCCGGAAATATTGATTATTTTGTTTTCTATTCAGCATCGAGAAGTACTGTTGTTAAACGAAAATTGAATATGGGTGATAGGGTTCGCTTTAGATTTAGAGGTATTGTACCCGCTAAAGATGTAATGAATAATCTTAAAGATAGTAGATCACCAACAAGTTATAAATTTATTTCAGTAAACAGCGAGGTAGTAACAAAATGAGCTTGAAAAATATAATCAATGAATTCAAAGTAACAATCACTCAAGATTTTATCGATCATAGAAATGCTGAGTATGCAAAAGGTACTTATAGTACATTCGAGCCTAATCTAAACGCGTTAGCTTTAGAGTATTATTTGTTGAAAGAAAATAAAGTCGATGCGCCAACACATAGATGGGCAAATGATTTTGTATATGAATCTAAGAAAATAGACGTCAAAAAGATCACAACACAATTCTTTAATTTGAAGTCTATGAAGAAGATTCATCAATTGATCGAATGTGAAGACAATAAAGACTTAGATCTATTAGTATTTTATAACCAATTAACAACTAGAAATGGTGCTGTTATAAATGCTAGTACTGAACTGTTGGAAGTTGGAGACAAATTAGAATTCACTTTCATAACAATGCAAACTCCCAAACACGTTGTTAAACACGCCAAACCTTCTATGTTTAACCCTAGAGAATTTTTTGTGAGAATGAGTTCTATTATGTAGTTTACAAAAGCTGCTAAATATGATATAATATAATAAACAAATGAGGAATATAATATGAAGTACGACAATGACAAAGCTCCACTCGCTTTAATCCCACCCGAAATTCAAATAAAAATGGCTGAAGTCTTAGGCTTCGGTGCTGAAAAGTATGGTGCTTGGAACTGGCGCAATGACGGCGATAAAACAGATTGGAGCAGATCTTATTCGTCTATTCAACGACATCTAAATTCATTTTGGTCCGGTGAAGATTTTGACCCTGAATCTGGTAAAGAACATCTAGCACATGCATTAACGCAAATTGCTATTTTACTTATTCATGTTCAAGATCACCCTGAAATGGATGATCGATATAAAAAGGAGACTTATGATACCAACAGTTAAAAATGTAAGAGATTATTTTAAAGGCGCTCTCAAAGGAGAAGACTTTACTATCGATAAGACGGGAGCTAAGACGATTGAATGGATTGGTGCTTCCTTTGTGGCTGATGAACCAGCAATCTTTGGTGAGCCTAATAAAGAATATATTGAACTTGAGCTGCAATGGTACAAAGATCAATCAACAAACATTAACGATATTTACGGTGAAAATAGAGAACCACCAGCCGCTTGGCAGTATGCTGCTGACAAATATGGTAATATTAATTCTAACTATGGTAAGTTAATCTATTCTAATCAATATCATAATCAATACAAGAACGTATTAGAAGAGCTTAAGCAATATCCTGATGGACGTAGAGCTGAGATGGTTTATAATCGTCCTTCAATTTGGAATGAATATGACAGCAATGGCATGTCAGATTTTATCTGTACTAATGCTGTTACTTATTATGTTAGAGATAATGTATTACACTGTGTAGTTCAAATGAGATCAAATGATGTTGTATTCGGTTATAAGAATGATTATGCCTGGCAAAAGTTTGTATTAGATCAATTAGCATTTGATCTTAATATTAAGCCTGGACTAATCTATTGGCAAGTACAGAATCTCCACGTATATGAAAGACATTTTAATTTGGTGAAATAATGAGAATATTAAATACACAAACGCCGTTCGATAAAGTCATCGAACCATTAAGAGATACTGATACATATGTAGTTACTGACAACGATCATCTAACTAACATTACGACATCTGAAACTATCTTGCATCCGCATAAAGAAACTAATGGTCATAGTCATGATGGTCTAGATGAAGTATACTATTTCATTGAGGGTACTGGACGAATTCAGATTGATGATGAGTTCTACCCTGTAAAACCTAATGACATGGTTCATATCCACGGTGGAGAATTCCATAAAGTGTATAACAATACAAACGAGGAACTTCGTTTCATTGCTGCATTCCAGAAGTATACAAGAGAAGAGAAAGTTGACGACGTTGATTCAACCAAAGGTATCCTATTGGCCGGCGGATCAGGTACAAGACTGAGGCCCTTCACGAACTATCTTTCTAAGCAATTACTTCCGGTTTACAACAAACCAATGATTATGTACCCGTTAAGTACATTAATGCTAGCGGGTATTAAAGACATTTTAATCATCTCGACATCTGAAGATATTGGAAATTATCATAAACTTCTTGGTGATGGTTCAGACATGGGTATTAAATTAACATATAAAGTTCAAGATGAGCCTAATGGAATTGCCGAAGCGTTTAAGATCGGAGAGGATTTCATAGGAGATGACAACGTAGCTCTTATTCTAGGTGATAATTTTTTCTATGGTTCAGGTTTTAGAGGTCTATTAAAGTCAGCTAAGGAAACTGTAAATAAGAAAAACAAATCAGTTATCTTCGGTCAACCAGTTAAAGACCCTGAACGATTTGGTGTTATTGAAGCTGATGGTAATAAAGTAATCTCCATCGAAGAAAAACCAGAGCACCCTAAGAGTAATGTTGCTTCTGTTGGTCTATATTTCTTCCCAAATGATGTTGTTAAAATGACGACTGATATTAAGAAGTCTGATAGAGATGAGTATGAAATTACAGACGTTACTAATAATTACTTAAGCGAGGGTAGATTAGAATTACAATCTCTTGCAAGAGGATTCTCATGGTTTGACTGTGGTTTAATCGAAAGTCTTTTTGAATGTGCAACCTTTGTTAGAAATATTGAAGAGAATACATCATCTAAAATCGGTCTATGTGAAGAGGTTGCTTTCAGAGAGGGCTTCATCGACAAAGACGAATTCATCAAATCTGGTGAGAAATATGAAAAAACTCAAATGTATGATTATATTATGAGAGTTGCTTCAGAATAGGTTTACAAATGCAAGCTGATATGTTATAATAAATTAAAAGGAAATAAATTATGAAGCAGGGTAAAATTGAAACGTATTCTCTGAATACATTAGGTGATGATCGCGGTAACTTAATCGCTATAGAGAAAGGGAATAACATTCCCTTCGACATTAAACGAGTCTATTACATATTTGATACTGAGCCTGGAACTGAACGAGGATTTCATGGTCATAAAGAATTAGACCAAGTTGCCGTATGTGTACGAGGTTCATGTACATTCACGGTTGATGACGGAAAAGATATTCAATTAGAGGTAGATCTATCTAATCCTACCCAAGCACTTCTTATGTCAGGAATGATCTGGCGTGAAATGAAAGACTTCAGCGATGATTGTGTTCTAGTCTTATTTGCATCTGATTATTATGACGAAGATGATTATATAAGAGATTACGATGAATTTAAGAGGTTAGCTCATGATTCATAAATTAGCATCAGTTCAATACGACTACGTTATACCTGCTTCTTCTATGGTATGGCAATTCTCAGTTATTATCGGTGAACCAGAGATTGGAACTAACGTTAATATCAACGCAAACTGTCTAGTTGAAGACAACGTATTCATCGGAGATAATGTGACTATCAAGTCTGGCGTACAGATTTGGGATGGAATTGTATTAGAAGATGATGTGTTCATCGGACCTAATGTGACATTCACTAACGATATCTACCCACGAAGTAAACAACATAGAGATTCATACGATAAAACTATCGTAGGTGCTGGGACATCTATCGGAGCAAACAGTACCATTTTACCAGGCATAAATATAGGCAGGAACGTATTGATTGGTGCCGGCAGTCTTGTAACAAAAGACGTACTGGATAACACTGTATATTATAATAAAGTAATACCCACAATGAAAAAACGACATGATTAAATTCCTTGATTTAAAGGCAGTAAACGAACGACATAAAAAAGAAATAATGGCAGCTGTAGAATCTGTAGTAGATTCTGGTTGGTACATTCAAGGAGAACAGTGTTCTCTTTTTGAGCAACAACTAGCTAATTTTACAGGCTCTACTGATGCAGTAGGCGTAGGTAATGGATTAGATGCATTAACTCTAACGTTGAAAGCATATAAAGAAATGGGTATTATGTCAGACGGTGATGAAGTTATCGTGCCGGCAAACACATTCATCGCATCTCTATTAGCAATTTCAGAAGCTGGTTTAAAACCAGTACTTGTAGAACCTGATATTAAAACATTCAATATCGACCCAACTGAAGTAGAGAAAGCAATTACAGATAAGACTAAAGCTATTATGGTAGTTCATCTATATGGAAGAGCTGTTGATATGGCAGATATCAATCGTATTGCATCAGTTAACAATTTGAAAGTTATTGAAGATGCTGCTCAGGCTATTGGTGCTTACGATAACGATCATAGAGTTGGTGCGTTAGGTGATGCGGCTTGCTTTAGTTTCTATCCCGGAAAGAACTTAGGAGCTCTTGGTGATGGTGGTGCAGTTACAACGAGCGATACAAAATTAGCTGATACTATTAGAAAGTTGGGTAATTATGGTTCATCAACTAAATACAATCATGAGATCAAAGGCGTCAATTCTCGTTTGGATGAGATGCAAGCTGCTATACTAAGAGTTAAATTGCGTCACATAGACGATGACAATAACCATAGACGATTTATTGCAGAACATTACTGTAACGAAATAGATAACAAAGACGTTATGCTGCCAGATTTTGACAGAAATAGAAGTGTGTGGCATTTATATACTGTTAGAGTTAAGAACAGAGATAAGTTTATCAAACATATGAACGATGCAGGTATAGAGACTGGTATTCATTATCCAGTTGCACCACATAAACAGGGTGCATATTCAGAACTTAATGATATGAGTTTTCCCACGACAGAAAATATTCATGAAGAGATCGTATCTCTCCCAATATCTCCAGTACAGAAGTATACATCCAACGTTGCAATTATAAAGGCGGTCAATGAATATAGCGATAGTTAAGATAGGCGCACGTATATCCACGTCTAATAATAATATTAGAAATGGTAATGCTGGTGAGAATCGAAAGATAATAGATCTATTCGTACAGAATAATCACAGCGTAGATTTGTTGACTCTTGTAGGTAAACAAGATAATCCCTCTGTATACTTTAATTATGACAATATAAGATCATTAGATATCGCTGATAATTATGTCGACACGAGCCTCTATGATGCCTTAGTCGTAATAAACGGGACTAACAACTTCTTTGGCGGCGAGGATAATTATAACCTCTGTGAGACGTATCATGTTATTAACAATTTTAAAGGTCCGATTCTATATTTCTATACTGATCCATTATGTGCTTTAAAGCAAATTTGGGGCGATAACTTCCACAAGAGAAATGAAAAGTGGGGTACTGATTGGAAGAAAGAAGACTTATTCATATCAAGAAATGATATGATTATGATCTCAGCTGCTACAGATGTAGACTTTGAAAAGAAGCCGTTTAAATCTAAGTCAGTCATTAAAGACTTTGCTAGAGTTGAAGTATTCGAATGGCAGAAGTCTGTATTACTAGAGCCAGCTGAGACTGTAAATACAAACAAAGATGTTGATCTAGTTTATGGCGGATTCTATAGAGGTGGTACTCGTCATAAGCAGATGGAAGAATATTTATTTGATACTCCATATAGCTCTAGATTCTTTGGTAAGATTCAACCAAAACATTTTGAGAGTGAATACGAAAAGAGACCAGAATTCTATGAGAAAACGGGTGATTGGTCATTTTTCAAAAAAGAAACAAACAAGGCACTTGCTACGATTATATTTGCTGAAGATACATATCACGACAGTATCGTCACTATGAGAGTATATGCATCTATTCTGTCGAATGTAGTAGTATTCATCGACGAAAAGTACGATTCAAAGCATCGTACATTCAATAACGATTTTAACTACGTTAATTCAAAATCTGACGTAGCTGCAAGACTAGCAAGACTTAAAACAGAGCCTGGATTATTCGAAGAGATAGTGACAGCTCAATTAAATGCTCATCGTTTAGATAGAGATATATTCTATAACGAGTTTAATTCATTATTAGACTTTATTGAACCTAATAATATCAAGATCGAATACGAAAAACCAAATGATTTAACACAATTTTTTACATAGGAATATTATGAATTACGCATCAATTATACCACTAATCGGCGGAGAAACAATAGCAATGGAAAATGTATTTGGTAAGAGACCAGATTACATTATTTCCTATCCACCTTTTGCTTCAAATGATAGTCATATATTGGAACACTATAATCATGAAGTTCCATATCATGTTATGGGTGTTGGTGATCATAATACATTTGGAGAAGTTGATGTGGTTAATTCGGTTTGTCCATGTGCAGGTTTGAGTTCTCTTTCTGTTAATCCATCAGCTGATAAAGAAGTTAATGATTGGTTAATTAATACTGCTCATTATGTTCTTGAGGATATGAAGCCTAAGGTATTTTGGGGTGAGAATGCTCCAAGACTAGCTACTAAATTAGGACGTCCTATCGTAAACAAATTAAGAAAGATAGCTGAAGATTCTGGCTATACTATGTCGTTGTATAAGACAAAGAGTATGAAGCACGGTCTAGGTCAAATCAGAGATAGAACATTCTATTTCTTCTGGAAAGGTGATCAGATTCCAATGTTTGATTATTATAATAGACCTAAAGAGAGAATTGAAGATACTATTAGAAATGTAGAGAATATTCCAGGCGATCCAATGTCAGAATTAGTTAACACTAAAACGCCTTCTAAAGATGATCTTTATTATAAGTATATTCTTGAAGAATTGCATGGTGGTATGACTCATTCTGACTTTCAAGATATGGTAGCTGAACAGGGAATGTTCACCGTTAATGTTATGATCTACGTTGAAAAGAATGGTGGTCTTATTAAGTTCTCGGAATGGTTAACTAAACAAGGTGAACAGAAATTAGCTGAGAAAGTATTGAAACATCATGCTAAACTTGAATCTGGACGAAATATTATGAGACGTATGACTGAAGTTCCATCAGACTATATCGGAGCTTTTGTTGGACATTTACCTCAGTTATTAGCTCATCCAGACGAAGACAGATATTTGACATATAGAGAGGCATTGTCTATTATGAAGATGCCTGCTAACTTCCAATTGCTAGATCCTAAGAGAAATTTAAATCACATCTGTCAGAATGTTCCGGTAACTACAGCTGAAGATATGGCAAACAATGTAATGAGATTCTTAAAAGGTGATATCGAGATGATTAATTCGGATTTCATTATTCAAGATAATAAGTCAGGAAAGATCGAAGATTTTAAAACATTAAATTTGGATAAATTCTTCAACAGTTAGTTTACAAGTGAGTGAACCTATGTTATAATAGATATATTAAAAGGAGAAAAGATGCAATTAAATAATTTAACAGAACAACAGATTGAGGTATTGATTAGCTCATTATCGGTTAATCCTAACATTGAAGGTTGGGATAAAGAGGATACGCTGAAGTTTATGCGTTTACAATTGAAAGAGCAAAGAC